TTGCGAGCGGCGGTGGCAGTATCTTCGCCACCGTCCAAAGGGCGTTCGCCACCGTTGGACAGGTTAAGCGCTTCGAAATCCTTCTCCAGCTCGGCCAAGTCCGTCATGTGATTGTCCATGCGGGTGTGCACCTTCATGAACACGTCCTGCCGGCGCTTGTCGACGTTCTGCGCCCGAGCCAAGACGGCGTCTACGTCCTTTTCTGCCTGCATTTCGACAGACAGAACCGCATCGCGCGCTTTATTGAATTTGTCAGCAAGCCGGCCCATTCGAAGAAACCTCGCCGCCCGTATGTGCTCTGTGAGCCTGGACAGTGGCAGGGCGTAAGGCGCGCGTCCCGGCGGTCTCAATATCACAAAAAGGGGACCTGCGGAGGGCAACTCAACGGGCCCCGAGAATTTGTGACGTTGGAGGTTGAACAGAGGTTCCCAGGCATGGGAGCCACCGAACAGGGGGCAGTGTATGACGCCCATTGCCCGCCGTCAACGGCCATGGTAAGCATTCGAGAGCCGGCCGACGCCGCAAAACAGGAGCAGGAACACATGAACAAAACGCAGTTGCAGACGACCGTGGCGCCGTTGATCGGCATCGCCGCGGGCTACCTCGCCGGGTCCGGCGCGCTCGGGCTCAGTGCCGGCGATTGGGGCACCGTGCTCACGGGCTTGGTTGGCGTGGGCGCCATCCTCTGGCCCGCGTTCGTGACCCGCATGCAGTCGCTGAAAGACACCGTTGGCAAGTCCGGCGCTATCGTCGTGACTGCTCCGGCGTCGGCGGAAGCGCTGCCCAACAACCCCAACGTGGTCACGCCGGCACAAGCCGCGCCCGTGCTCGCGACGGCCAAGTAACGGAGGCACCATGCGACGCCTTATTGCAGTGCTGGCGATCGCAGCCCTCCCGCTCGGGGGCTGTGCCGAATTCCAGAAGTTCGAAACCACGGTTTCGAATGCGGTCGGCTACGTCGCAAGCACCAAGGTCAACAGCAAAGACGCGTATATCGCAATCAACGTGTTCAATGCTGCCGAGCGCGCCGTGACGGCGTACCTTCAACTCCCACCTTGCGGCACCGGGCACGCCCTCTGCCGGAAGGATGGCGCAGCCGCTGCGCTTGACCAGCCTTTCACCGCCGGCATCATCGCGCGCAACAATCTGCGCGCCTTCATGAAGGCAAATCCGGGCACGCTGGCGGACGCGGGCCTATACAACACGCTCACGTCTGCAACGAAGACGTTGCAAAGCATCATGGACGTGTACGGCATCGGGAGCACGAAGTAACATGCAGTCGCTTATAAACATGCTGCTCCAGGTGCTGACGCAGTTGGCGCCCGGTGCCACTGCCGACGTCGCGGCCAAGGTTATCGAAATCTTGACCGCGCTTATTCCGCTGCTCATTCAGGAGTACAAGGAACTGTTGCCGCTCGTGCAGAACGTTATCACGGCCCTGCAACAGAGCGGCGACATTACTCAAGAGCAGTGGGACGCGCTGGACGCGTTATCGTCGCAGTACGATGCGGATTTCCGTACGGCGATTGACGCCGCCAAAGCTCAGGACGTCGCGGCTAAGTCGTGACGTCTACGGGGCTCCCATGGGAAGCGGTTGCTGCTCCTGCCCTCCCATGGGCGGCCACCGCTCCCGCAGTCGACAAGGAAGCAGAGCGCGCGGCGATGCGCGCGAAGCTCCTGGACTTCGACCAATACCGCAAGTTTTTGAAAATTAGGCCCCGCGAAGGCGGCGAGCGGTTTTCTTTCGAGCTGAATAACGCGCAGCGTCTGCTACATGCTCGTATCGAGGCAGAGCGCAAAGAATTTGGCATGGTCCGCGCGCTCATTCCCAAGGCGCGGCGAATGGGCGTGTCCACCTATATCGGCAGCCGTTATTTCCACCGTACGGCAACGGAATTTGGCCGGCGTGCTCAAGTCGTGGCACACCGATCGGACAGCGCCAGCAACCTTCACCGCGAAGTCAAAGAATTTTATGCAGGGCTGCCGGCAGCCATCCGTCCGTCGCTCGGTGCGTCGAATGCGCGCGAACTGATCTTTGACAAGCTGAAATCGCTGTACAAGGTTGCGTCGGCCGAAGGCGGCGACATCGGCCGTTCCGACGATTTCCACTTGTTGCACCTATCCGAAGCGGCATTTTTCGACAACACAGAAGACCTGTCTTCGGGCCTGCTTAAGACCGTGCTCAATCTGCCGGGCACTGAGATTGCCATGGAGAGCACCGGCAACGGGCAATCCGGCATGTTCTACGGCATGTGCGAGGAAGCTGGCCGGCAACAAAACAAGGGGCCGTGGCGGCTGCACTTCCTGCCATGGCCCATCATGCCCGAGTACCGCAAAGCCTGTCCGGTCGGGTGGAAGGCGCCGCGCGAATTTGAAGACTACGCGCGCTTGCACGGCCTGGACCGCGAACAGCTCTATTGGTTTTGGGAGGAAAATTACACTGTTGCCGCGATGAACGGCGGCCAGCCGGACATGATACACCGGCTCACGCGGCAAGAGTTTCCGGCCATCTACAGCGAATGCTTCATGGCCGACAGCACGCTAGACTTTTTCCGGGCTTCGCAGGTTGCCGCAGCGATGGCGACGCAACCGCGACCGAACTATGGCGCGCTCAAAATCTTGGCCGTCGACCCGGCCGGCGACGGCCAAGACAAGCCTTTCGTCTGCGATCGGCAGGGCTCGGCGATCGGGGCCAGGATATGGGGCGAGCTCGGAACGCGTGATGCGAATGTCGGCGCTGATTGGCTTGTTGCGCAGTTTCAGCGCTTTGATATGGACTGTATCGCTATCGACATGACCGGCGGCTATGGCCGCGATCTTGTCGCCGGCTGCCGGCTCCGCATGCGTAACGCGCCCGAGAAAATCATACCCGTCATTTTCAGCCACGGCGCCCGTAACACCGTGCAGTACGGCAACCGACGCGCGGAGCTGTACGACAAGCTGTCTAAGTGGCTGGACAGCGAGGCCAGCTTGCCGAATGACAAGATGTTGCAGGAGGAAGCCGCGGCCTATAAGTGGGGCACGGGCGGCTGCCGGCGTGACGAAAAAGGCCGGCTGTTCGTGACGCCGAAAGAGAAAATCCGAGCCGAGCTAGGGCGGTCTCCCGATCGCTTGGACGCTGCGGCCGTGAGCATGGCTGTGGAACAGTAGCCTACCCGACCTTCTCCGGTACGAATTTCAACAGCCCCGCATCTTGCAGCCAAGACAACGTCTTGAAGTCTTCGACCGCCCGGCGAATGACTTCTTTTCGCTGCTCCGCCGTTATCGGTTCGTCGGAGGTAAGGTGAATTTCACCGATTTTAACGGCGTACGTCGGCATGCGGCAGTCTCCGTATATTGACAGATGCGAATGCGTACCGTATGACAGCGTTGATATCAACAGCGTACAGGAGCGCGCACACATGTTCGATACGACCGACCCGCTTCCGCCGGGCCCACCCATCATCGGCAAGCCGAAGAAAAAGAAAGCTCAGAAGCCGAAAGCCAAGCCGGCCAAGAAACGCAAGCCGGCGAAACCCCCGAAGGCCAAGACCAAGCCGACCAAGGCCAAAAAGGCGCCGGCCAAGAAAGCCAAGGCGGCGAAGAAACCGGCCGGCAAGTCGAAGGCTCCGAAGAACAAGGCGACGGGTCCAGATCGGTGCGAGCGCCTGGACCTTCGATTGACGAAGGCCGAAAAGGCGAAGGTGCTGGCGAAGGCCAAGAAATCGCGGCGCACGGTTACGAGCCTCCTGCGCGAATGGGTGGAGAAGCTGCGCTAGCAGCGTCGACTTCGTCCAGACGATAAACGGCCCGCAACAGTTCAACAACGTTGCGGGCCGAATACTTTCTGAGCAGGTTCAAGCGGTAGTCTTCAACGGTGCGCTCGGATATGCCACCCATGGCCCGCGCCGTTTCCTTGTTCGTGAGACCCCGGCAGATATGCTTTAAGGTCTCACGCTCCCGCGGCGTTAGCGTCCTGGTTGTCGAGCAGGCCACTAGTAACAGCCCGAGAGGTTGCCTTTCTTGGGCGGGTTCTTCGCGTCCATGATATCGGCCTTGGCCTCCAGAAGCCGGCCCTTCGCGCGCAGTTCTGCGGCTTTCTGGCGAAGGTCCATCGCGCTCGGCTCTTTGCCCTTCGCCATCGCCGTTTCTCCTGCTACACGCGGATTTGCCAAAAGCCGCCTTCGAAGCTGGCGGCCGTGCCGGCGTGCTCCGGGGCGAGCTTGGCATACTTGCCGCCGCCTTTCAGCTCCGTGCGGCTCGGGTCCATGCCGGCGTACAGCGAGGCCAGTTGCTGCCGGTTGCGCTTCTGGATGACCTTCGTAACCGCCTTGGGCCGCGCCATGAGGACCGGACGGAACGCCTTACCGAATTCATCGGTGCCGGCAACCAGCCCCGTGAACAGCTCCACCAGCTCGGGCGCGTCAATCGGTTTCCAGCCCTTGTTCTGCGCTTCGGCCATTTCGCGCGGAATGGAGTTGATGATGCGGAAATCCCAATCGGGGTACTTGTCCCGGTTCGGAATGTACAGCTTCAAGGGACGGTCAAGTACGAGTGCCTTGATGATGGCGTCCACGTCCTGCGCTTCCTGGAACGGAGACAGCCGCGCCGTTGCGTCGCCGGCTCCGGGGGCCTCGGGGATTTCTCCGGGCGGGTTCGGAATGAGGTTCGGCGCAATGCCGGTCGCGTGGTTGATGAAAGGCGCATCCATGGCCGATTATTTCCCCTGTTTCGCTTGGTGCTTTTTGTAGTGTACAGCAAGGGCTTGCTTTTCGAAAGCCTCCCGCTGTTCCTTCGTAGTCTTCTGATTGAGGAACTTGTCGGCTTGCCGCTTGACGTCGGCTTGGACGTCCGCGGGCGCGTCGGACAGCTTCACCCACGGGCCGGACTGCCGGCGCGGCTGCCTCGGGCTCGCCTCGCCTTCCTTCGGCCCGTCCGTCTTGCGGGTTTTGGCCTCGGGCTTTCCGGCCTCCGGTTCGCCCTCGCCGGGGTCTTCGTCGTCGCCGTTGTTCTGTACCGGCGGTTTGAATTCTTCGTCCACGGCCTTTATAGCAGCTTCCGCGAACGCATCTGCGGTCGGAAATTTCTTCGGGTCCATGTTGCGCATGAACTCCATTGCCTTCGCCGATTTCTTCGGGTCCGTACCGAACCAAGGCGCCTTGGTGTTCAAGACGTCTTTGATTTCGGCGTCACCGAACGCGGGAGCCTTGGGCGCCGTCTGCACGGCCAAGTCCGCGATCTGCTTAGTAACCGCCTTGACCTTGTCAACGTCGCCGGCCGTCGTGGCGTCGGCAAGCTGTGCTTCAAGGCTGGCCTGCGCCGTCTGGCGCATCATCTGGTTGATATCCATTGTCGTTGCTCCTGCGATCGTACGGGCGCGGCTCAGCGCTTGTTGTCGAAGCTGAAAGCTGTGTGGACGTTCTTGGCCTTCTCCGCTGCCAAGTCGACGGCGCCGCCCTCCACTTTTTGCTGGCTTTGGTCTTCGTCCCAAAGCAGCGTGGCCGGGTCCGGCATCTTGTCGGCCGGGATGACCGCGAGCACGTCTTGGAAGCTGGAAACGTAGCGCCACCCCGACGTCGCCATGATCTGGCCGCCCTGGACCAACGTACCGGCGTACGGGCGAATGAGCACCCAATCACCGACGTTGACTTTTTTGGTGCTCAGCCGCGGCGAACCGTCTTCGTTGGCGTCCTTGAAGTGGAACGCCAGCGGCCCCATGGAGACGATGCGCCCGGCCATGGTGTTGTGTTGCGCAATGTCGCGCGTCATGCCGGGAACGATGATGCTGCCGACCTTCTCCGGCGGACGCGGCATGCGGATAAGAACGATATCACGCAGCGGCTCTGCGCAGTCATGCGGGATTGCGAAATCGTGAACGCCGATATTTGACAAAGCCTATGCTCCTGTTTTGTTCAGTTCATCCGCCAGTTTTTCCGGCGGCAATGATAGAAGTTTTTCGACGTCAGCCCAACCCGCTGCCCGCCCCTGCGTCACCGGCTCCACCACCGTCCCCGCCAAGAACTTCGCTACCTGCGCCTTGGCCCGGTGCTGGAAGTGTTCCCGAAGCGCCACCGTCGCCGGATGGCGGAGCCAACTGTGCAAATCCGCTGCCTGCATTGCTGCTTTCCTGCATCAAGCGTTGTACGGTATCCTCCAGTTGCGCCATTTGCAACTGTACAAGCTGCATATTCTGCATGCCGCCTTGCGCGTCAACCGCATTCTTGATTGCTTGCGTCATTTTCACTGCAACGTCAGCAATGGCTTGGATGCGCGCCGTACGTTGTTTCTCCATTTCCACGACACCTTTGATCTTTTCAAAGGGCGTAGCCTCCGCCGGCCGCGACTGCCCGGCCAGTTCTTCGGGGCTCGGAATGCGGAGAACCTGCAACAGACGCTGGCCGGCGGCGACCGGGTTAAAAACGGTGCCTTGGCTCTCTATGCCGATCTTGATGATTTCTTGATACAGTCCGGCCATGGCCGTACGCTGCATTTCGGTCGCAAGTTGCGGGTCCGCCGTGACTGCGATTTGGTTCGCCGACGCAGCCATGACGCCTTCGGGGAGCACGTCGAAGGCGTCGGCCATCTGCACCATGGCCCGCATTTCCTGTGTCAGCATGGAGCACAGACGGCGGTGTACGGCGGATTGTACCTGCATGCCGTTGTCAATGAGGCCCTTGGCAAGCGTCGCCGTCATGGACGCCGGGGCGTTCTCCAGCATGTTGAGCGTACCGGCCAGCCGATCGCCAAGCGTAATCACCTTCTCCAGCACAGCCACGGAGCCGGACGACACGCTCTTGCTCGGGAAGGGCTGGAATGTGTTATTCAGCGGGGCGCCGTCGTTCGGTATCGACGTGATGCGGTTGCCCTTGATTTCGACATGCTCCGGTAGCCCGACGCTCGTACCAGACATGACGCCGCCGTTTTCGGCTTCGCTCTTGGCGGTATCGACAATCGAAGCAAGCAGGTTATCTGCCGACGCTTCGGCGCGCTTCAATAGCCAGCCAAAGCCTTTCGGTAGGAAAGTGCCCTTGGGGTCTGGCAAGAACTTGTACGGGTAGTAACGCGGCGCCGGCTTGAAAAACAGTTCGTCGTTGTTGTTGACAATCGTTTTCTTCGACCACCGCGGCTCAATCTTGACAATTTGCGGCCTGTCTTCGCGGGCGATTGTGAAAATCCACGGCTCCACAATGCCGTCGCCGTCCAGGTCCACCCATGCGTCGCACTCGTAGAAACGGTGCGGCTTCTGCGGGTCGCGGTCGTCAAAGCGCGGTTCGTAGTCGACCCAATGCCCGCGCTCAATTGACCGTCCGATTTCGTACGGGTAGCGTTCGAAGTCTTCCGTAATGCGCGGCGCCCGATTGACCGAAACGACGTTGGCATTGATAATAACTTGCTTCACAGTCAGGAAACGGGAGTACAACGTTTTGTCTTCGCGGTCGTACTTACGTTTCCGCCAAGCCAGCCCCGTCACCGACATGTGCACCACAAGCGGGTCGGTTTCGAGCGTCCAGTTTTGATCTTCCGTACGAAGCTGGCGCGACACCCAATCCGCAAGCGGTTCGCCGCCGGGTTCGCTGGCCTTGGCTAGATCGGGCTCGCCTAGCAGCGCATCGGTCGCGCGGGCCGCAAATTGAATGACCGCAGTAAGCGTCAATGCAGTGGACGGCGGCTGCGTGTCTTCGTTGGACCCTGACTGCTCGGTATTTGTCGGGGCGTCCTGGTTCTCGCCGTCGACGCGGTCAAGATAGCCTTCGGCCTCCCCCAACCAAGCCGACATGCTGTCCAAGTCGACTTTTTCAATCAGCTCAATCAGGTGATCGGCGAGGCCAGCGCGCTCGTCAATCTGCATGTCTTCCGCCAGATTTTTGAAGGTTTCTGGCGCGTTAAGATTGAATTTGAGCTTTGGCGGCTGATACATGGGGCCCCTGTATGACAGATTTTGTATGACAGTCAAGCCGAGCCTACCACATATTTGACCGAAAAGCCCAATTTGTGCTAAATTGTAGCATTCGCACCGCCCGGCCTGCATGCGCCGGCACCAACGAAAGGAACCGCGAATATGCAGGTCATTGACCGTACGTTGCAGGCGTCGCAGTACTGGCCGGGGTTGTACGCCCTGTTCGGTCTCGACTACGAGCGCCTTCCGAAAATCTATCCGCTATTCTTCGATGAAAAGACCTCGGAGAAGGCTTTCGAGGAATTCATGACGGAGCGCGCGGGCCTCGGGCTCGCCGTACAGCAGCCGGAAATGGCGCCGGTTCAGTTCGACGTTCCGAACGAAGGCTACCGTACCCAGGTCACGCACGCGTCGTACGGCCTCGCCGTGGCGATTTCGCGCGAAGCCAAGGACGACAACTTGTACGAAGACGTCGGCTCCCGCATGATGAAGGAACTTGCGTTCTCGGCCAACCAGACCATGGAGTATATCGCGCACGCGCCGCTCCAGGTCGCCGTCGACGCCGTGAACGGCCTTCGCGCGGACGGGCAGCCGCTCGGCTCGGCGTCGCACCCCACCGCAGTCGGCCCGCAGTCCAATCTTCTGATTGCGGCGAACGTGTCGGAACTGGCGCTGGAGAACGCGGCTATCCAGATCAGCTACACTCGCAACGGCCGCGGCTTCATCATCAACACGCAGCCCAAGCGCGTTATCATGTCGCCGGAGAACGGCCCCGAGACCCGTCGTATCCTCGGTTCGCCCCTCCAGTGGAACGCGCAGACCAACAACATCAACGTGTTGCGGTCGACCGGCGCATTCTCGGAAGTTGTCGAAACCCCGTATCTCGTGGACAAGGACAATTATTTCATCCAGACGTCCGAGCAGGACAAGGACAACGGCCAGGGCTTCACCTTCTGGAACCGTTCGGCCTTGGAGACCCGCGAAGACGAGAACTGGAGCAATCAGGCGTCGCTCATGGCGATCTGGTTCCGCTGCGCGGCGTCCGTCGTGGACTTCCGTACGGTCTACGTTTCGCCCGGCGCCGACAACCAGTAAGGCTTGACTTCCGGAGGGCGCGGCTTCATAAGAACTGCGTACGGCAGTTTCCGAATTGTCGTTGCCCTCCTTGGGCGTTTCCTCCCTAGACTTGAAGGCCCCGACTGTTCGCAGTTCGGGGCCTTCCTTTATGTCAATGCAGCACGGCCCACGCGAGCAAACCGGCGGCCCCTAGAAGATACGTCCCGCAGATAAGGACAACGGCCCAACCAAACGCCCCCGGTGGCACGTCACGCAGCCCGAGCCATTGGCGGTAGGTTCTCTGCGGGCGGTGGCAACGTCAGTCCCGGAGCCAGACGCGCCGCGAACGGCCGTCGATAGTCCAGGACCGCCATTAGCGCGTGGCCGGCGTCTTCCGCTTTTGGGCGAGGCCCTACACTGCGGCACGCGGCGTCAATGCGCTGCCACCCCACGTCCAGGAGCCGCTTACCGTGGCTGCGGATACTCGGGTAGTTGTGCAGCACCCACACAAACCCGAGCGTGACATGCTCGGTAATGAGCGCATTGGGCGGCGCCAGCTCTGCGATCATGCCAAGAGCCTCTTTCAGCTCGTCATGCGGGACCACCGTGGCGCGGCGCGCGTAGCTCGGGGAGCCGAAACCGTACAGCGATTTGAGCGCTGCGATGCAAGCAAGCTTCGGCGTCGCAAACTCCTGTTTTGCGCTGTTGGCGTCCACGATCGTACAACCGGCACTTTGCGCCAACCGATTGAGCGCGACGGCCTCCGGCTCTCCGGCGGCGACTTCGGCCATGAACAGCATTCCTTGCGGCACCTTGCGAATTTTAGTGTTGCAGGCGAGAAATATCTCGATTTCGCGCTTGATGCTGTGCACGTCGTACACGTCAATCGGTACAGACTTAACGCCGGCCTTCTGCGCGCCTTCCCATCGGTGCCGCCCGTCGACAATGAACAGCGCATCATTGGCACGACGAACGACGCGGAGCCGGCCGAATTCGGCCATGTCAAAGTGCTTCGCAATCTGATTGATAAGGCGCGGATTGCGCGGAACCAATGCTTGATACGTCGTGTCGATATGCAGGATATCGGGGCTTACTTCCATAGGCACCGGCTTCTCGTGCTGTGCTTCGACGGTGAAGCGCTGCAACTCCCAAGGTAGCGTTACCGTACGCATCTGTACAACTCCGTTTTTTAGTGGATAAGTTCCTTACCTCCGTCCGTACAGCTACGGACTTGACAGCAACAAGTCAATAGCTGGTTGACAGTTCCAACCAAATCACCGTACGTCACGTCTCCGCCACAAACAAACATAGGTTAAAAGGGGGCGCTACATGTCGGGGTACTATTGGGCCAAGACGCCGGAGGGGCACCTATTTGTGGTATGCATGGTTGACGGAAAGGGCTTTGTTCCGGGGGTGGAAGGTGCTATAGATTTGGAAGAATTTTTCATTTTGGCGCCGGTTGAATGGCCTACGGTCGAAATTCACCAAAACCCCGTTTCGTCCCCTATTCAACGTGGGGCGCCTGCTCCCGCTGCGGCGCGCGGGTCGCATATTCGACTTTGCGTCGCGAACGCCTGACGGGCCTGCTCGTCTGCTCCAGCGCTTCCGGCCGCCCGGTCTCCCCGTGTTGGGACCCTTGGCCGCCGGTCTATGATTTCCAGGTCAAACCCGACCGCTCGATTGAGCCGCCCGCAGAACCGCTGCCGGCGCGCTGGAACCTGGATACGATTTGGGGGCAGTCAGCCAGCCCGACGCCGGCCCCCGACGACGCCACCCGGTTGCAGGCGCTCCAGACCGTCCCCTACTACGCGCAGCTCGGCAAGACTGTGGGCTTCCCGCAGCTTCCTCCGGTGCCCCTCACGATCGCCAGCGTTACCACCATCCGGCCGGCGGAGTACGACGGCACGTTTATTCCCTCGAACTCAGTTCGTACCGTCTTGCCGCCCAACGCCGCGGACGAATTAAACGTAATCGGCGCAGACCAGCAAACCGGCATACTGCCTTGGGACGTGATCGTTCCGACGCCGTCAACGTCGGTGCCCGCGCCCGATCGGCTCATGATTGACGACAGCAATGCGCTGGCAATCGACATCAACGGAAACAGGATTTTAGTGGAATGAAGCGCTTTCTCCTCGCCCTGCTACTGGCCGGCTCGGCATCAGCGGCTCACGCAGACAGCACTATCAACAACCTCACGCCCTGTTCGGGGTTGACGGGTGCTGAGAGCATTCCGGCATTCCAGACGAAGAACCCGGCTTGCCGTACGACGCCGAGCGCGATCAAGTCTTTTGTCGGCACGCCCGGCGGGCCCCCGACAGGCACAGCAAGCGGCGATCTTACGGGCATGTACCCGAACCCGACGCTTGTAGCGGTGAACCCAAACGTCGGCTCTTTCGGCTCGGCAACGCAGTGCGTGGCGTTCACGACCGATGCCAAGGGGCGCATAACCGCGGCCTCTGCGGTGACGTGCACCCCGGCGCTCGCCGGCATTACGGGACTCGGTGCAGGCGTCGCTGCCGCGCTCGCTATCGCTCCGGGCACCGCGGGCGGGGTGGTTCTCTACAACGGCGCAGGCGGTACGCCGTCCAGCTTGAATTTGTCGAATGCGACCAACCTACCCGTTGCAGCGCTGCCGGTGCCGCTGCCCATCTCAGTCGGCGGCCTTGGCTGCTCGACTTACTCGACATTCTCCAACGCCAACTACACGATACAGTCAACCGATTGTCAGGCGGCCCAAACCGGCAGCCTTTCCGCAGCACGTACGGTTACGCTGCCGGCGGCGTCCAGCTTCGTAGCTTACCGGCGTCTAATTGTCATCGATACCAGCGGCACGGCGACAACCACGAATACCATTTCGCTGGCGCCCAACGGCACGGACCAAATCAACGGCTCCAATACGACACAGGTTGCTATCAACGCGGGTTTTGGCTTCGTTGAAATCGAAAGCGACGGCGTATCGAAATGGACCGTTGCGCGTATCTCGCTTGGCTCGCCCTTGGTGGCGGCCGGAGCTGTCCCGGTGACAAACGGCGGTACGGGTCTTTCGTCCGGCACGTCGGGCGGCATTCCGTATTACAACAGTTCGTCATCCATGGCTTCCACAGGCGCGTTGACGAACAACGGCGTCATGATCGGAGCCGGCGCAGGCAACGCGCCAACGACCATTGGCCCGTGTTCGACCACGACGGTGGTTCATGGGCAGGGCGCTGGATCGGCTCCGAACTGCGCACAAGTTGCGATCAGCAGTGACGTCAGCGGGCTTGGCTCCGGCGTGGCGACGGCAGCGGGCAACGCGCTTTCAGCGGCGGGCGGTCTTACAACTACGATCGCCTCGGGCACCGCAGCACTTGGCACGTCCGCTATTGCGTCGGCCGCGTGCGCAACCGTCGTCACCGTGGCGGCAACGAACGTCGCAACGACCGACGTAGTTATGGCTTCCTTTAAC